CCCCCCCGTACCCGTGGTTTGGGTGCTTACCGCCGCAGTACCCTTAACAATCTTGACCGCGTAACGCTCGTCCGTCAGCGCGGGGAGATAATACTTGCGGCTGAAAATAGTGTTCTTACGAGTGTTCGCGTCACTGGAATCGCGAGGAGGAGTCTCGACCTCAACACCCTTTTTGTTGAACAGAGTGACCGCCTTTTTGGTAGCGGTACAGATAGTGCCGGAAATCGCGTCTTTCTTGGTGTAGATGTTGACACCCGCCACCGTACCGACATAACCGCTACGGGCAAAGGACTCAACATACTGCAAGCTCAGACCAAGAGCCTTACGCAGAGCCGCCACATCAGCCGGAGAGACGAACGCAAAGAAGCTCACACCCTCGATGTTCTCAAGGTTATACATAGCCTGTGCGTCCGCGAAAGCGTCAAAGTTGAGCGCGGAAACAACAATGACCTGCGTTGCCTTGTTGAACTCTGCGAAAATGTCAGCGTTGACGGTGTTGAACATATCCGTACCCATGTGACGAACACCAACGGGAACGAGCATAGGGTCGGTCATTTCCTGCTCATCGTAATACTCGAAACGGTTCTGAGCCATCAGAATCTTGTACTCGAACGGAGCATAAGTGACCTCAATGCTTTCGGTGTTACCCACGCCCATAGCCAACTTCTGCGTGGCGTTGCTTGCGCTGTAACGGTTGATTTTGCGCGTCATACCCGCAGTACCCACGAGAGAGTTATCCACGGTGCAGAACTGCTGTAGGTCGAGGTGAGAATTGAACTGGTCTTCAATCTCGTTCGACAGATAGAAATTATCGTAAATCTTATGAGCCATTACTCATTACCTCCTGTATCGTTATTGGTGTAGAGGGCTTTGTAGTCCTCGGGATTCTTCACAGAATAGTCATAACGCTCCTGTGGAGACATTTTGCGGAGCTTCTCAAGGGTCATTGTCTTGGAATCTCCGTCCGGGGTCGGTTTCGGTGTATCTTTAAGGGCTTCCGCACGAACCTTCTTCTCGACATTCTCAAGATGTTTCTTCTGATTGGCGAAGACCTTCTCGGTATCACCATCAGCCATTGCTTCTGCGGTAGCGTCAGCCAGCTTCTCCTCGTAACCCATGCCGAGCAACTTTGCCTTGAACTTGGAAACTTCGCTTTCACGGAGCAGTTTATCGTACTTGGACTGTAACTCCTCACGTTCCTCCTGTTCCTTCTGCTTTTTCTGCTCGTCCTCGGTGAGCTTTTCATTCAGCTCCTTCTTCTTAGCCGCAAGCTCGGAAGCTGTCTTATCGAAAATATCCTTCTTTACATATCCGCTGTAATCGGGGTCTTCGGTCTCGAACGCTTCAAGAGCGGCAATTTTCTGTTCCGGGGTCATGTCGGCATAGCCGTCAATCTTGCTAATGTCAATCTTTGCCATGTTGAAATCCTCCTGTCTTTTAATGTCTTCTGTGACAATGTTTGCGGTTTAAGTCTTCTCTGACTATTGCGATTTAAGGCTTCTCTGCCTATATTCACAGCGGCTTACCGCTTAAATATCGTTATTGTCCGGGTCATTATCATCGTCCCCGGAATCACCGGGAGTGGTCTTCTTAGCCAGTTCAGCGGCTTTCTCCTGTTGCTCCTCGTAATACTTCATGCTCATGTTGTAAGCAGATTCAGCGTCAGAGAACATTCCGCTATGCTGGAACGCCAACTGTGGGTGAATCTTAGGCTCTTGAAGCATGGAGATAAGGACTTGAGATTTACTCTGAATGGCTTCATAGTTACGGCGAGTGAACTTCATATCAATATCACTCAACTTGAGCGTGAGACCGCCGAGGTCTCGACAGATACGAAGAACCAGTTTGAGCATTTTCTTTTCTGCTCGCTTGAAGACATTCTCGCTGTCCTTTGCTCGAGCTTCTGCGTCAGACCAACCATCACGGAGCAACACGGCAGAACCAGTATCACTCGTGGAAGAACCACCGTTACGGTTTGGCATACCGCAGATGGTGAGCATTGCGTTGTAGTAATCGTCCTTGAGGGTCTGCGATTGTGTCTGATTCAGCTCTGTGGTGACTACACCAACATCAGCGGCTTGTCCGTCCACGGACTTCACCTTGATTGCGCCGAGCTGTAAGAACTCCTCGTATTCCTCCTTGGTAATGTCGCAGTTAATGAACTTGATAAAAGCCTGTACTAACTGCTCCATACCGTCCATACGGTTACTTTCCACATTGTTGATTGCGTCCAGTAGAGGAAGCACAATCTCAAAAGAACCGAGACGAGCATTGTTTCCCGGGTACTCGATAATCGGAATCATATCGAGGGCATGAGGTTTGGATTCTACCAAAATGTCTCCGTCCACGAGGTAATAGTGATTCTCGGTGTAAATCGAGTAGTGGAAAATCTCGTTATCGTCCTTGCTGTACTTAACCGCCATCAGCGGTTTGTTACCGATTTCGTTTGAATACACAACGAAGGTGTCTCTCGGGTCGAGAGTGTAAAGCTCAAAAGGAGCTTCGTCTTCCTCACCCGGTTCATCGGGAAGGACAAGACGGAACGCTGTACCACAAATCATCTGCCACTCGACAAGCTCTTGGTCTTGAGCGGCTTTGTCCTCTGCGAACATATACTCGTTGAGGGTGTTAATCTGCTTTACGATTTCCTCGCCACCATTACGGCTGACGTACTGAATCGGCTCGCCACACAGATACCCAACCTTGAAGGACACGATTTCGTTTGCACGATTTTCGGTAATCTTATTGCAGATTTCGGGGCGAACGTCTTTGACACGGTTTCTGATTGGCTGGTCTCCACGGTAATACTTCCACAGATAGTCAATCTCACTGCGGTTCAAATCGTGAGTAGCAAGAGCCTTACGAAGAACATCGACCACGTTTTCGTCAGTGATTTCTGTTACGCTGGTCTTGATAATGCGCCGACCGCTCATAAATCGTGTCTGACTTAGATACTTCGGCTTGCTCTCGTCAATTTGATGTGCCACGTTCCTTCCTCCTTTCTGCATACAAAAAAATGGGTGCATGACTGCTTGAGGTCTAAATTACCTCGTGCAATCATGCACCCATTTATCTCTAAAATTTGAGTGAGCATAAATTACTCACTATTACGCTTTACATTGTAACACACTATATAGTGTATGTCAACACCATAGTGCATACAATATGTTGATAATTGTGTGGAAAGTGTGGATAAGTAACACTTCTTGTGTTACCACGGTCTCTGAAAGATTTCAACTTTTGCGCCGGACAGACTTTGTGCGAACTCTGCCAGCATAGCCATACCATCGGGAACATCATCGTGCTTGTTTTTACCAGCCACGGTGTAAGAGCCGAGCATATCCATCATGCGACCGTAATCACTCTGACGTTTATACAGGCTATCGTCTTTGAACAGGCAGTGTTCCTTGACCCATGCACTGTTGACGATGATTTTTGTCTCCTTATTGGCAGTAGTGAACTTGGTCGTAATGCGAGTGATACCTCCACGCTTCTTGACCTCATTCTGCACCTTTTCGGCAACACGACCACCAGCGGAATTGCTCTCGAAACGGCACATTTTGACTTTACAGCGGAGCAGTATGTCCACCAATCGAGCGTCAACGATGTTCGGTAAGCTGTTATCACAGACACAATCGTCAATGTAGTAGTCATTACCGTACACATACGCCGCCGGGAGGAAAGCGTAGTCAGAACCCTTGTCCTTAGTATCGCAGATACCGATAATAGCGTCCGGGTCTTCTGCTGGAAGCTCAAAATATCGGCGCAGTTCGTCCACATCGTAGAGCAGACCCTCACGCTCGATAGGCTGATTCATAAACAGAGCCTTGAAAGACGCTTCATCAAGGTTGTTCCTCATATCCTCGAAATAGTGGCGGCTGAATCCGACACCGTAGGTGTAATTGAAATTACTTTCACCGTCTGCGTCCAGTGCCGGAAGAACAATGAACTTCGCTCGGGAATCACCGCCATACTGATTCTCCAATCGACCGATAACATCGTGAACAGACCATCGGGTAGCGATATGGATTTCCTTCGCACCTTCCTTTTTTCGAGATTTAAGGTCATTGGTGTAGGCACTCCACAGCTTATCCAATCGCTCCTTACTCATAGCTTCCTCAATGCCGGAACACAAGTCATCGGCGTAGAGGATTTTGTCACATCGAGTAGCACCAGTCAATGAAGCATTGATTGCTCGACAGGTGAGTGTGGAGAATCGGTGCTTCTTGTGAAGGTCAATGGTTTCCTCCTTGGAGTTCGTTGCCGCCATCTTTACTCCCGGGAACACATCAGCCCACAGGTACTCGCTGTCGGTGATAATCTGATACACACCGTCATAGAAGGAGCGTGTCAGCATACCCGAGTGAGCAGAAGCAAGGGACTGTGAATCCGGGAATCGACCCATGACCCACGACAGGAAGAAGATACCGAGCGTGGACTTACCAGTACCGGGCGGCATGGAAATCGTAAGTAAGTCCAGCCTATCGTCAATCAAATCTTGCATTGCCTGTACGACAGGGTGCATGACCTCACGGCGAGGGACATAGAACTTCTTGTCCGGCTCACGTTCCCATTCGACATAGAGCAGATAGCTTTCAAAATCAAACGGAGCGGCGGCAAGCAGAACCTTCTTGTGAAGCATGAACAGGGAGCGAAGCTCCTTGTCTGTTTCAGACTGCGGAATCCGATTCTCGATAATGTCTGACAGCTTTTTCAGATACTCCACGGATAGGGGAATGTCTGTCTTCTGTGTCTCGAGACAGATATGGTATAAATCCTCATAGGCTCTGACCCCTTCCGGGGTCTTTTTGATTTGTCCGAGAATTTTTTCAAGTAACTCTTTCATAAATACCTCCAAACAAAAAGAGAGTGCGTCACCGTTCAGAGAATTAAATCTCTGTGCGATAACGCACCCTCGTCATTAAAATCTTTTTCTTCGTTTTCGTTTCCCTCGGTGGTGAGACTGCTCATTCATTTTCACAATCTCATAGAGTACCGCAAAGGGAAATATCAATATTGCCAGCACCCACATAGGCTCATTCCTCCGTCAATGGGATTTCGACCTTCTCGCCGCCGGACAGCTCCACCGATACGGTAGAATCATCGTCAAGCTCGAACAGCCACACCACATCAGCGGTCGTGCCGCTCTGCACATTGGAATCGCATTGCACATAACCGTTGGTTCTGTCACCTGTCGGGACAATAGGTGACAATTCGACACCGTTCTGAAATGCTTTGACCGACACTTCATCAGCCGGGACAGCAGTTTCGGAGCTGTCGTTGGTGTACTGCGTATAGACAGCCACACAATCGTACTGCTCGAGAACAGTGAGCTTTTCTCCGCTGACATACGAGACCTTGTGTTGTGGTTCAGCTCCACACCCGGAGACCGCCAGCATAAGCACTCCGGCAAGCATGATGGTTAGCATTTTCTTCATTTCTACACCTCCAATGGGAGAATCGGGGAGTGTACGCCCTGTACCCAGCCCATGTCTCCATATTTGTACTTACCCTCATAGAAGGGGCGGTTAGATAGAATTCCTCGAATGGTGGACGGCTGAAATCTCTTGCCTTTTCGGGTTCGATACCCACCATCGTATAGAATCTCGCAAATGTCCAGCAAAGAGGTGTGATTCTCGTCATGCTCTCGGAATATCGTCTCCACGATAGGGCGTTCTTCCGGGTTCTGCATGAGCATACCGTCTACGCAGTAATAACCATACGGCTTGTTGCCGCCGGAGTACCCGCCACATTGTGCCTTGAGAGAACGCCCACGCCCAGTACGCAGAGCGATGTTCTTTCGCTCCTGTTCTGCAACGAACATCAGCAGAGAGCGGTAGATGTTGGCGAAATCATCACCCTCCGAGAAATGCTCCTCGGTGGACAACAGCTTCACATTCCGCTTCTCGAGCGTGTAGAAGTAATAGAAATACAATTTTGTGTCACGAGCAACACGGTCGTTCTTGAACACAATCACGGCTTCATGTGCCGGGAGCTGGTCTGCATTGTAGAGAATCTTGTCCAGTTCCGGGCGATTATCCTTCGCACCGCTGATTGTATCGGTAAGCCAGCACACGATTTCAAAATCATTCCTGTTGGCATAATCAGAAATCGCCTGTTTCTGTACCTCGATACCGTATTTATCGTCCGCAGACTGTTCCTCCGTAGATACACGGATATAACCAATCGCTTTCACGAGATATTCACCTCCTCAAGTAGTAAAAGTAGTAGAAAATCAAAAATTGCGGTAACTTTTGCTATATATGCGTGTACTAAGAGGAAGTTACACGCAAAATGCTGTTTTCAACTACTTTAACTACTTCAATCCTTCTTTTCGTAGGTGAGAACGATGTTATAACCGAGAGCGTCCATCATTTTCACGAAGGTATCGTTCACGATTCCACCATTCTTCTTGAGAACTCGGTTGATGTACTGTCCAGTAGTGCCGATTTCTTCACCCAACTGCTGTTGTGTCTTTCCAGCTTCGAGGAGCTTCACCTTTACATCAACTTCAATGTTATTTTTAACCATGTTTTGACCTCCTATATGTTGTTTGTGATACGAGTATAGCACGAGAAAGGGAGATTGTCAACACTAATAGGATAAGAAATTATCTTTTGTAGGGTCTTTTTATTTTTTGAGAATATTCAGCGCACTCCCTCGCCCGGTTTCGCCCCTTGTCAATCCCCCGGGGGGGTGTACCCACAAGCCCCGAAAACGCCGCCACAAGCCCGGGAAACGGTAAACCCATATAAACATACACCCACGCACAAAAGCCCCGGGAAACGCCCCACAACGCCCCCACAACGCAAGCCGGACACAACGACACGAACAACCGAACAACCCACGCCGCCGGACACGATGAACGCCGGACACAATGCACCCACGCCCACGAACGACACAAGCCCGGGATACGTTCACAAGCGTTCAAGGCTTGCCACGTTCACCCCGGGCGGCTATTCTTGATTATATTTTACGTTTACCGGGCGGAGGTACACGCACGAAAAAGCCCCGGCATATAACCGGGGCTGTAAAATCATTTATTCATTTTTAATAAATCAGCTAACACAACGAACGGAAAAATTAAAATACATAATATTATCAATTCTTTTTAACCTCCATAATTTCAATTACATTGCTTTTCAACTCTTTTCTAATATCTGTTTTATTCAATGCGTACATTTCAATAATGCCGTAATATTTTGTTTTCACCCAAAAGCGGCGCATATATTCCGCAAAAGGAATACACCAACCGGAACACTTATAAACCGGGGTTTGTGTTGCAATGTGTAAATCTTTCAACGGCTGTAAATTCCCATTATCAGCGGCAAGCAACGCCGCCGGAATACGCCCGGTTAAAATCGTTTCAAATGCGGGAACGTCCCACGATACAAATTTATAATGTGTCATAATATAACCCCCTTTACAGAACACAAAAGCGTTTATAACTTGTTTCCCGGCTGTATTCGGTGAACAAATCCGGGTATTTTTTCTTGAATCCGCTTGAATCAAAACGACTTGAAACAACCGTTTTATTAGTGGCTTTTGCCGCCCCTTCAACGTGCATTTCATCGTTTCCCATGATTGCAAGAATATCCGATTTTATAGAATCGTTCATAGCTTGCAATTCTTCAATTAAACGCTTATTTTCCCGGTATTCATTGCACAAACTTTCAAATCTTTTCATTTTTCAGCCCTCCATAACGCTATAATCGTATTGTTTGACCGTTCCCAACGTGTACGCCGTGGGCGTTTCCCCGGTGAATCTATCAACCGCTACAACCGGGATATAAAACGCCGTATAACGCCCGGTTTCGTTGTCGGTACAATTATAAATTTCAAAAGCGTTCACGGCTTTTTCAAAAGTAACGCCGTTATAACCTTCAAAATTCTTGTTTACGTCAATTTCTAAATGCCACGGCGTAAAGGGGCGCATATTCACCGGGCAAAACAGAACGGTTAAACCGTGGTTATAAGCCGCCCGGGCTTTCTTTTTCGTGATACGTTCCCACGTTTTGCCGTTGTTCGTAAAGCTGTATTTATTCATAAATAACGCCCCCGTTCAATTTACAAAATTCTTTCAAAAGGTTTTCAACGGCTATTTGCTTTTCTTCAAATGGGCGCTTGTCTTCCCAACTCAAAATAGCCCGGGCTTTTTCCTCGTATTCGCTAATTTTTTGAAGCCTTGCGCCCGGCATATTTCTATAACCTGTGCAAATCGTAACGCCGTAAACCTCATAAACATCAAAATTCCAACCATACACGCCGCAAGTGTACGCAATGGGTGAATGATTGTTCAACAAATAGGACAAATCGCAATACCCGGCGCATTTAACATTATAAGAACCGTTTACAATAGCTTTTCTTGTGGTTTTAACTTTCATTTTCTTTCCCTCCATTATCTATAAAGTGTACCGTTATACGCCGCCGCTTTTTCTTGTGGTGTTAGTTTGTGTTCAAGCCCCATAAACCCGGCTTTATTCAAACCGCAAAACGCTTTTATATGTTTCCCAGTTGTGTTACTCCAACCGCCCCACAACCTAACAAGCGAACCATTTACAAGCCGCTTTATAATAGGGGTGTTATAGCTGTAAAGCGTTTCGTTTCCGGCGTTATCAATTTCGACAATGGCTTTTCCATAGAAACTTTTTTGTGTTCCGTTCGGTGCTAATTCATATCTTTTCATTTTGAAAACCTCCATATAATCTTATTTGTGTTGTTTCTTGTCTTGCCTTGACTATACAATAACACTTTCAAGATTGTTTGTCAATACTTTTCAAATAAAAATTTATCTTTTTCGTGTTGGCGGTTTATCTTGTTTGTGTTGTTATTGTTATTCTAATTCTTATTATACGAATTGTCAACCCATAAATTCTAAATTTGCGAATTGCACCGGGCGCAAAATTCGCATTATATAGAAGGAACGCCGCCGGACACGTTCACCCACGCCGCCGGGGTGCATTTTGCTTTATTGTATTAAAGTGTTAAAGAGATAACTGCCGTGTCCGGCTGATTTTCTGAAAATTTCCGTGAATTTTTGCATAGAAAAAGCCCCGGGAAATCCCGGAGCAATTTCATAGTCGAAAGTCGATAGTCGATAGTCGCTCGGCTGATAGTCGGAAAGTCGGAGCGTGAGCGAAAGTCGCTTAGTTGCTCGTGTCCTCGTCAGAGTTGCTTGCTGAAAGTCGCTTCTGCTGGTCGCTTGCAATGTAGCGTTCTCTGATTTCATCAGCGGAATAGTCGCTGTCGTTCTGCTGGTTCGGTGTGAGAACGTACTCGGTCTTGTCTTGATAGCCATAGTTGTTCTTGCCGAGGAAGATACCAGCTACCGGGTTGACCTTGCCACTTTGCATATAGTTTTCCCACAAATTTTCGAGCAAAAAGTACGCCTTTTTTATTACGTCAGCTACCTCCGGCGGCAACGCAATCTTATATCCAGCACCACCTCCCGGTACGTCATGTGTAACCGCATAAAGCCACTGTCTGTTGTGTCCGTTCAATGCAATCGCCATACCCACAACCGTAGGTTTCATGTCATACTGTGCATACAAAGCAAAATAGTCGGAAAGTCGCTGTTGCACCTCCAACAGATTCTCCATGTCAATGTCCGGCATATTCATCAACGCCATATTGACAGAGAGGAACTTCGTGTTATCACCAGCTTCAAGCCCCGGAGCGATGTTTTCCGGCTTCAACCAGTTATTACCTCCTCGGGGCTTACCTTTCTTTTTCGGTGCATATTTCTTCTGAATCGGTTTCCCGGTACGAGGACTGATTGCAGTCTCCTCGCTGGAAACAGTCTCCTTAGTCGCAACAGTCTCCTCGGAACTGTCTGCTAACAGTTTATCTATATCCATTTCAGTCTCCTTTCTTCTTATTCTTATTGCAGTAGTAGAAGTAGTTGAAAATCGGTTTTTGCGTATAACTTCTATATATAAGGATTTTTCTATATAGAGGAAGTTACACGCAATACCTTGAGAACAGCTACTTTAACTACTGTAATAATAAGAATAACTCGTTCTTATGAAAAGATTGTTTTTCAATCCTTTTCAGATAGTTTGGTAAATGTCATTTTTGATAAATACTTATCCGTTTTGTGTTAAATGAAGTTTTTACTCTCGTAGTAGTCAATCACTCGCTTAACCTCAACCGATTTCAGCACAACGATTCTGTAATCTTTGCCGCACTTCCTCTTAACCCAAAAGTCGTGTGCGGCTTCTGCGATAGAGCTGTAAGTGAGCATTTTCGTGTTGCTGGTACGCTGGTGAGGAGGGCGGTATCGGTAGTCTGTGCCATACAAAAACTTCCCGGTCTTAATGTTCTGAATCGCAAACATCGTCTACCTCCTTATCAGTACCCCCGAACGCTTCTTTGATACATCTGCCGAACTCTTTGAGAGCCACACCAGCAGAGTAGGCGGCAAAGTCGAAGGTCTTCTCAATCTCGGGGTAACGACTGCGGACGTATTCGGCAAGTATGTCATTTCGTGTCTTCATTCCCCAACTCCTCCTCGAGAATCTTTTCAAGCTCCCTTGTGCCGACAGCTTTCATGTAGGTATGCGGAGCTTTGACGGTAGATACCTTGATTGCACTCTCCTCGATACGAGCCTTGAGACGTTCCAGCAGAGAAGCGTTCTCTACCTTGACACCACGATTGAAAAGTCGTATCTCGTCCTTCTTGAGCCATTTCTGCCACTTACCACAAGCGGAGCAGTAAAGCCCGGTCTGATTGCCGTGTTTCTCGGTGAAGAACTCCTTGCCACCACATTTGCAAACCATATTCATAACAGTGTCCTCCTTTACAGCTCGTAGTAAGATTTTACCGACTTGCCGATTTCTACCGACAGCTTTGCGGCAATGACACGAGCGTGTTCGTACTGGGCTTTCACACCAGTTTTGTAAGTACCTTCCCATTTCTTACCCGAGTGCTTTGCGGCTTCCCGGATATTGTTGTCGTTGTCCATGAGAAGGTCGGCTTGGTACAGGTTCAAGAGCCGTACCAACTCCTGTTTTTCTGCTAACTGCATTGTGATTCCTCCTTACCTTGAGACTGCCGCTGATAAAAGCTGTGAAGAATACTCTTTGCGGCAAGAATCCCTTCTTTATAACCGTCCTCACGCTTGAAGTTCCCGGTACGTCCATAGGGGTTGTTTTCGGATTTCTTGGTGAGAGCGTCTTGGAGAGCTTCATATTCCCATTGCTTCATACCTCAACCTCCTTCAAGTCCTCCTTGAGAAGAAGCAGAAGCTCCTTCAAATCAGCAAGGGTGAACGCTTCCTTGTTACAGGTGTTGGTTCTTCCCAAATGCTTATACCAGTTGATAATCGTGCCGCTGTCACGATGAATGATATAGAACTCGTCCTCCCAACGATAGAGAAGAAAGTTGTCGGTGTTCTGTGGATAACCGCACATCACATCAATGTCTATGATTTCATCATCGGTGAAAACTTCTCTGAACACTTTGCAGAAATCGTCCCTGTCAAAGTGATACTGTGGAAGGGTTTCGAGATATTTACTCATTACAGCACCTCCTTCAATTTCAGACCACAATAGGTTGCATAGCCGCTCGAGGTCGATTTCCTGTCGAACCACTCCGGGTGACGCTCCATTTCAGAATTGAACTTACGAGCCGACAGGATATAAGCACCCTCGGACTTCGCCCAAATCTTGAAAGCGTTGTACAGGTCTTTCGCCTTGATAACGGTCGGTGAGCTTTCCTCCGGGACACGCTCACAGCGGTTCTCGAGGAACTGCAATACGAGGTCGTTATCACGCTCGTACTTGGTGACAACCGATTTCAGACTGCCGCTCATTGCAAGTCCACGCTCCTTGTAGTGGATATACCCACGCACCAGCCACATGAAAATGCCGCTCATGCTGGACTGTTCGCACAGCTCGTCCTTGAGGTGAGTGTCCTGTTCCTCCGGGGAGAAATGGCGGTTGAACTCTACCACCTTGATACGCTCGGAAGCGAACAGAGACTTGTCAGTCACCATCGGAAGGTCATTACAAGAAAGCCATAAGGTGAACTGCGGCTTGAATGTGATTGCCGACTGATACAGCGCACGAGCGGAGATTTCCTCGCCGCCTGTAAGCTGTTTGATTTTCTCCTCGTCCAGCTTGCCGTATTCGTTGCTCTCGGACATTGTGACGAAGCGTTTGCCCTTCAACCCGGCGAGGGTAGGACTGGCGGCTTCTGCGTCCTTCTGACGGTCTCCACGGCAAATCATACCGACCGGGGCAACCTTGGCATAGTCACCGAGCATTGTCTCAATGGTATTGAGCAGAGTAGACTTACCGTTACGAGTGGTCTTACCATGAAGAATGAACATACACTCCTCATTGCTCATACCCAGCATGGAGTAGCCCAAAGCCCTTTGAAGGAAGTCTGCCTTGTCCTCGTCATTCTGTGTGACCTCTTTAATGAACTTCTCCCAGCGTTTACACTTAACCGTCTTGGATATAGTGTGGCTAAATGCTGTCTGCATGGTGAGAAAATCGTCCCAGCTATGTTCCCGGAAGGAGAAGTCTCGAAGGTCGTATGTACCGTTCAAGCAGTTAATCAGATAAGGGTCTGCGTCAAACTGCACAGCAGAGATACGAAGCTCACCTGTTGCGTCCTTGAGGATTCTGTCTCGCATACGTCTGTCACCCATCTTATTGACGAACCCTATATAGGACTTTCGAGTATCATCGTCCTCGATTTCTCCGCAGTAGAGAATCATCAGACGGACGAAATCTTTAATCTTCTCGGACACGAGAATCGCTCCCTCGTCCTTACGCCATGCTCCCTCGTGATAGGTGTACCAGCTCTTGTGTTCCGGGCAGTAGCGAGCTTCGTGAGAGTAGAGCAAACCAAACAGGTTTGCCATACCCATTTCACTCCATTCAAAGCCGCTGGAAGTCTCGTCAGCCTTTTCCGGGTGATACTGCTTGATAAGGTACATCTTTGAAGATAAATCCTCATCCATAATGACACGACCGTTGCGTGTCTCGAAAAGCTCTTGCATTATTCCTCACCTCCCGGGGCAATCATATCGCACCATTTCAGAAAAGCTCTCAACAGAGGGTTGACATTTCCTTGGTCAGCCCAACCAGCAAATCCAATGAAACCATCGGGCTCGAAGCTGATAGCTTCTCTCTGTGTGAAATAATGAGAGTTCAAATACAGGTAACACGAGACAATCGAGCCATTAGTTTTCTTCTTAATGTCCATACGCTTACTCAAGTGCAGGGAGCCTACCGAAGTTTCGCAGTCTTTAACCGCCGCTTTGAGTTCCTTATTCAAAAGCATTACCAGCACGAGAAGTTCTCCCTCGGTAATATCATCGTAGGTGAGACCCTTGGATTTGAAATACTCTCGAGCTTCATTGTTGGTGCAAACGGCGGTGATTTCTTTCTTTCGACCATAACAGTTCATATCATCACCTCGCCATTACCTTATTGAGAAGGTCTTCGTAAAGGTGCTTATAAAGATTCCTCTCGACCGTTATAGAGCGGTTAACAGGCTCACTCTCGTCCATAGGAGCGGTGATATCGAGAGAACAGAGGATTCCAGTATTGACACCCTCCATTTCCTTATCGGTACAGGTACGGACGAAATCACCCAGACTATCCTTATTAACCGTGTAGATGGTCTCACACAGAGCGGTTGAAGGAATCTTGCACAGCACCTCTGCGTGAGTAGGCATGAGACGCTTTTCCTTTGTGGTGAGATAGACCACTTCGACAACATCTGCGTGTTCATTCAATTTATCAGAGGAGACAACGATTGCTGGTCTTCCCTCTGTATTACTCGGGTCTGTGGCGTAGCACTTAGAGTTGGAAATGTAGAAAATATCTCCTCGCTTCGCCGGGACGTTCTTATTCATGTAATATGCCATTATTTCTTACCTCCCATAACTGCGATAGCGCATTTCTGTTTATCTTCAATCCACCATGCACAGCCTTCTTTTTCACATTTCAGTCCTACAACCCCTTGCAATTTATCCATGATACCCATAGGGTTAATCGGTCTCAAAGGGCAGAGAAGATTGTTCTGTTCCATTTTCTGATAACCTCCTATATTTTCCGCAGTAACACTTTGAGAATTTGCACCTCAAAGCGTAGCGGCATTGATTATGTAGAGGGCAAGCGTGGCAGACACATCTTTTCTTACAGTCTTTACATCTTGTCTGCACGACATTCACCTCCGTTCTTTATTGAACTCGCCCCACAAGGGGGCGAGATTTTAGGATAAGAGAAAGACCGGGCGAACGCCAAGAGAAGCGGAAGCGTAGCCGTAGTACGCATTACCGCCGTAGCCGACACCGGCGAAATGGGAAGCGGTAATAACGTCCCTCAACCACCAGTCGTTACGATTGCCAATACGGCTCGGCTCGTGCTGGAACAGCGGCAACTGGGATTTCTCGACACGGTAGTTAACCGGGACATTGCTACCGTCAGAAACAGGGGAGAAAATACCACTGCCGTAGACCATCTGCTCGCACATAAGGTCAACTTCGGAATCGCACCATGCGCCGCCGGAAGCACGACCATTCGCAACAGCGTTCGTCAGATAGATTCTGTGTTTCAGAACATGACCGCTGAACGCACTCTTGATAGTGGTCTTAGCCTGTTCGAGATTGCTCTTGTACATATCCGAGCCGACATAGCCGCCAGCCGTAGTATTTGCCGCACCGCTTTCCCAACCGCCGGAGCTGGTGTTGTGCATTTGTGCGTTGTACAGGCAAGTGTCCGGCACGATAACTACATGGTGGGTAGTACAGTTCGTATCACCACTGTTGAGGTAGTAATCGAACGCCGCAATACGGTAGTTGACACCGCCGATAGTCCAGTAGTCACCGATGTATAAATCATCGAATGTACCAGCCTTGATAGCGGCATACTGGGCGGTAGTCACGGTGCTACCCAGCGACTTATCACGGTAAATTGCATTGTGCGCCCCGGCGTTGCTAAAGAGCAGAGGAGCGATTTTCGCTTCCGTACCCTCAACCGCCTTGGCTCTGAAATTGGCAAAGGTGATTTTCTTCAAGCCTGTGCCATCGTGAATCGGAATCAGACACGAATCGGTCGGTGTGGTGAACGCCGTGAGTTCCGTCACTTTCTTGGTTTCAATACTGATTGCACTCATTTTTATTCCTCCTTATATTTCCAATCTGCCACGATTGCATTACCCAAATCGTCAGCAAGAAGCGTAGTACCAGTGTTGTCAATCGCAACTGGTACAGTGAAAAGGTTCTTCAAGGTCATGTGTTCCAGTGCCGCCAAACGCTCGTCTACTTCGGTAATCTGATTTTGCAGACTTCCGGCAATATCCTCGTTCAGCTTACCTTTGATACCAGCAAACCATGTGTTAAATGCCGCAGTCTGCTCGCCCTCGTAGGTAGTCATGTGTTCCTCATAGGTCTTTTCGATTTGTGCCAAAGACGAATCGCCCTGTGCCTTGAGGTTGACGAAATACTGGGTCAGCTCTTGATAAGAACTATCACCCGAGCTTTTGAAAAGCTCCTTCTGCGTGGTGAAGTAGGTCTGAAACTCCTCATACAAGTTCGTGCCGTTTTCCAGCATAGACATGATGTAGTTCAGAGCTTCGTTCATACGATTAGCGTCTTTCGCACCGAAGAAGGATTTCTCCTTATTGGTGTAGGTCGTAACATCGTTGAACGATACCGTACCATCGGAGTTATCGACCTGTGTGTATCTTTTCAGACCACTCCAAACAGCGTCCGTATAATCAGTAGGAAGTAATTTCCACGCCATTTATAACCCTCCCTTCATACCAAAATTCCATGTGAATGTCCTCCTTCCCTCACTCTCATTGGTGAGCCTGTCATAAAGGTCAAGGATTGCTCCCTCCAAACGATTGAGTTCTTTGAAATCCATCGTATTACCATTGGCGGCATAGGTAGGAGCAGTGCCGTAAGACCTCTTGAGACTGTGGGTATTGATGGTAACGAGGTTCGCTTCCAGTGCATTGATTTCATCAGCATAGAAGTAGTCTTTTACGGTCTTATCGCTTCCGACAGACTGAATAGTGAACTCGTCATACATCTTGATAGCCAACTCACGGAGGTATTCGAGGTTGTTCTTAATTCGATTGAAGTCCACGGCGTTGAATCTGTCCCCGGTGTAAACACCATCGACAGTCTCACCGTTCCAATCGGTTTTCGGTGTAGACCACGACATTTTAACCTCCAATCCTTCGGGCGGTTACTCGACCCGAAAATGCTTGCTTGAAATTGACAGTGTGACGGTAGATATTTACCCTCATACCATCGTGGAACTCGTTTTCTTGATACACAATGTCAGTAGCGTCCAGCTCTGGATTTCCTCGAGTATCGTATTCGTACTCGATTCCGGCTGTGTAGTAATCAGCCAGCCATGCGGCAAGCTCATTCGCCATCGTGGTATTACTTATCAGAGGATTCTTCCACTTGATTGTCTTACCACGAGCATTGAGAGACACCGTAGCGTACTTCTCAACGATTTTGTACCGATAACCCTGTACCTCGAGCTTAAACGAGCCAGTGACATTGAATTTGATGGTAACGAAGTAGTTACTCCATGCCACTACGGTTGCCTTACCTTCGACTTCATCGAGCTTCACCTTATAACCATAGGAAGGGTCTTGAATATAATAAGTCTCGACCTCACCAGCGACTACATCTATGTCTTCATAGACAAGGTTTTCTTCTAGATTATTCTCTTGGTAGGTGTAACATGGGACGATAACCTCTTTGATAAGCTCCTGTTTGATAGCTTTTGGGGAGGAGGTCATGTCCCGGCGATTCATGGTGAAATCCACAACATCGCTCAAACTGAAATAATTCAGTACGATACGGTTGTACGGCTCTGCGGTTTTTGTGAACTCAATCTTCATCACATCGAAATCATCGAAATCTCGAAGAATAATCGAAGTGGTGTTGATTTCGTCTTTCTCAACCGGGTATTCATTTACAGGCTCGCCACCCTTGTACGTTCTGATTGTGAACGCCGCCGGGAGAGCTGTACCGAAGACCAGCTTCAAACCGTAATAAGCTCGAATCGCTTCCATCGTGATAGTAACGATGGGATTTTTTGTGAATGTTCCGTTTGCCCCGGAGATTTCCTTCGAGACATACCCGGTTGTCAGAGCCGCCTTGCCGTTTCTCGGAAGGAAGAACATCGTCCCATCGGTAGGGATATAATTCCTGGCGAGGGTTGCATATTCGACCTTCGGAGTGTCTGTAAGCACGTTTGCGGCATTGGAGTAGGTCTCCTCGCCGTTGGTTGCGATGGAAGCACTCGGCATGAAATTCGACTTGATTTGAACCTTGCCGTCTCGAGACTGGGTGAGAACACATCGACAGGCATTTGCGATAATCTGCAATGCTTCTTTGTATTTCACTCTCGGAATCGGGTTGTTAGAGTAGAGCTTCTTCAAACGTGGGTCGATATAATACTCGGAAATCATAGCGTCCTTCAAAATCTCCTCTGCCAGTGCGTAGTAGCTTTTACCAGCGGCACTATACAGACCCTTCACATACTCGCCGTCCATGTTGCGGAAAATGTCTTGGCAACGGATTGTAGCTGTGTTATCGTCACTTTCCCATTCGGAACACCACAGGTGGTTTCCTTGAATCCACTCGATAGTGTCAGAACCCGGGGTCTGATAACCGTACATAATATCCATTTCCTGTCCTGTCTCGAGGTAGTTGATAGCCGAGTTCGGGTTATCCACATTGAAGTAGTGGTCGTAGTTTTTCAGCGTTACCGAAAAATCGAACTGCGGAACATCAGCCCCGATAGGGGAAACGTAACTGTCAAGAGCAGAACTCATAACAGAATCGTTGTAATACACAAGTCCGTAACCGAACATGATAGAGTAGATACGCAAACGGCTTTGAGGGTTCTTCATCTTGTAGAACACCAGCTTGATATAGGTTGTATTTTCCAATACTTCCTCGGTACTCCACTTTGATTTTGTATTCCCTCTAAACTCAATGGTCTGCCCGGTACTTCCGACAATATCGAAATCGACCGGGTAGTTCTCACCGAAGTTAATCGTGAGACCCTTGAAATCCGTTGCGATTGTGTTCAAGCTGATAACCACTTCACATCGAGCTTCGGAAACCAGCTTGTCCGAGACAATCCCGGTATCATAGTATCTCCCTCCCTCGGTAGCCCGAGGGAGAAAGAACATAGAGCCATCTACTTTCGTGAACTCCTCCTCGAGAGTGGCATAGACCGTATCGTCAATATGCTCTCCGAAGATATTGTCCTTGTTCGAGTAGTAGGCATAACTGCCATTATCGACCATAGCTTTCGCCTGTGCTTCTTGGTTCACAAGTCCGAAAGAAATCATAATGTATGCTCTCTCACGGAGAGAGGACTTCATGCTTTCCTTGTATGCTTTCGATACTTTCTGCATAAGACCCCTCCTTTACTCGCCAGTGTCGATAAGATTTACCTTGCAATTCCGATAATGCGTTGGAGTACCGTCTTCTGTCACCCAGTAGGGTTCTCCTGTACGGTCTCCGCAGTACATTCTTACGGTTTTGCGTTTGTTTGTTACTGGGTCATTAAATTCGACATAGACGAAGAAATTGCTCAAGATAGAGAGAATCCGTTCCCATTGAGCCGCAGTGAGCCACGCCCACTCAAGCCCATCTATCTTGTACTGGTCTCGTCCAACTCTTTGACCCACAACAGCACCGTTAGCGTCTCGTCCGCTGTCAACCACGGTGGTTACGACCACGCTCACACCTCGTTTACAAGGTGGTAGCTCATAACCATTTATCGCTAAATATGCCATCGCTACACACCTCCTTTACTCGGTAAAGCTGAAACCGTTCGCTTCCTTCTGCGTGGTAACAGCGTCATTGATTGTACGGTTGCCGACCTTTACGATGGTCTGTTCCTTCTTGTCTGCCTGTCTCTTGGTATCGGTAGCGATTTCCTTGAGAGTAGGTTCGACATACTCGTGGTAGAACTCACGCATATTGCGAGACCACGAATCATCGGAATATGCACCGTCATAGGATTTCTTGGAATCTTCGTACACCGTCTGTGCCAGCGAGTTATAAGGGTCATAACCGCTTGCCGAAGCCAGCACGAGGTTTTCGTTGATTCCGGCGGTACTTACGACAACGGCATTGATAATACCGTTCGCACAAGTCACAATGTCTCGAGACATGGACTGCCAGTACCCGGAGAACTGTGCCATACCGCTTACGATGGAGCTGTGCATGACAGAAGCAAGCTGGAATCGGTTCAGCACCTCGGTAGTGCCATTTACATGACCTACCAACTCTGCACCGCTCTCACCAGCAACGAACATAGAGCCATGCGCTCGGTTCGTACCGCCAGCATATTTCGGCATTGCTTTCCACATATTCGGAGTGATGATACCGCCGGAAGCGAACATCTTCACGCCGCCGTTTGCACCAACGATACCGCCGTTCGCCAGTCCGAAGAACTTCTTAATAGAAGTCCAGCCGGATTTGAAAAGCGAGATACCGACAGATACCGAAGTACCAACGAAGCTCGAGATAGAACTCCAACCGTTTTTCCATAGAGAGATACCGACACCTACGGTGTGACTACCAATCCAGTTCTTAATCGTTGTCCACCCGGACTTGAAAAGCGAAATACCTTGAGCGATAACAGGAAGACTACCAATCCAGTTCTTTACGGTAGACCAGCCGGATTTCAGCAACGAGATTCCTTGCGAAAGCGTAGGAATGTTACCAATCCAGTTTTTAACCGTAGTCCAACCCGACTTGAGTAAGCTGATACCTTGAGAAAGAACCGGGATATTTCCAATCCAATTCTTAACCGTAGTCCAACCACTCTTGATAAGGCTGATTGCTTGGGACAGAGTAGGAATGTTACCAATCCAACCCTTTACTGTCTGCCAACCGCTCTTAATGAGATTGATTGCTTGTGACAGGGTAGGAATATTGCCAACCCAGTTTTTAACCGTTGTCCAGCCGGATTTCAGCAACGAGATTCCTTGACTGACAACCGGGATATTACCGACCCACTCTCTTACAGAGTTCCAGCCGGATTTCGCAAGACTTACTGCTTGCGATACTCCCGGGATATTGCCAATCCAGCCCTTGACCGTCTGCCAGCCGCTCTTTGCGAGTGCGACAGCTTGGTCTACGGTAGGAATGTTGCCTATCCAGTTTTTCACGGTAGACCAGCCGGATTTCAGAAGCCCGACACCCTGTTTCACAGCCGGAATGTTACCAATCCAGTTCTTCACAGAAGACCAGCCATCTTTTACGAGCTTTACGCCAGTTTCAAGAGATAGACCGTCTTTCGTCTTGTCAGACCACCAACCCTTTACGTTGTCCCACCATTCCGAAGCATTGTTTTTTACTTCGGCAAGGAATTGAACAGGCTTGCTGTTCTTAACCTTCTTTTTGAATTTGTTCCACTCGTCAGATATATTTCCGAGAGCTTCCTTAATTCCGCTCACCATCGAACCCCAGCTAACAGGTTTTCCAGTAGCGAAGTCTTTGACCCCATCTGCAATGAGAGCAAGACCGAGAGGAATACCAACACCTGTCAGACACAGCATGAGACCGATAGCGAGTTTGCCGAGAGAACCAGCCATTGATTTAATCTTGGTAAAAACTCCCTTGATTTTTTCTTTGATGGTTTCCCAGTTAATAGCTACTGCTGTACCGAGAGCCGCCGCACCCGATAATATCAATCCAACACCGAGAGGAATACCAACCCCGGTGAAGCACAGGATAATACCGATTGCAAGAGCCGCCGCCCCAGCGATAGCAAGTATTTTAGTAGTTACGCCCTTTAGCTTGTTTGTCAAAGTGTCCCAGTTAAGAGCCACAGCCGTACCGAGAGCCGCCGCACCAGCGAGGATAAGACCTACGCCGAGAGGAGTTGCAACTCCTGTGAAAGCGAGAATCATACCTATGGCAATGGAAGCCGCCCCAGCAATGAGAAGAATCTTCGTAGTAACCTTTCTGATATTGTCCGGCATACTATTCCAATTCAAACCGACCGTTGCGGCAAGACCGACAGCACCAGCGGCAATCATCGCAATACCCAGCCCGGTTGCAACTCCTGTCAGAGCGAGGATTGCACCGACACCGATTAAAGCACCGCTCACGATAGCCACAATGCTTAGTACGGATTCTTGAACATCACCTGTTAAGGAGTTCCAGTTCAAAGCTACTGCCGAAGCGACAGAAACCGCACCAGCGGCAATCATCGCAACACCGAGAGGAACGTTTACACCAGTCAGAGCGAGAATTGCACCGAATGTCAGTAATGCACCTCCAACAATGGTTTCGAGCATACCGATTGTCCTACGGAGAGGGTCAGACATCGAATCCCAGTTAAGACCGATTGCTGTAACCATGCCGACAGCACCAGCCGCCATCAATGCGATACCGAGAGGAACATCAACGCCAGTAAAGGCGAACAATGCACCCATAGCCAGCAACGCACCGCTCACGATTGCCGTGAGAATGGACAGAGCGTTCGACAGGTCTCCGTTGAGGAACTTCCAGTTAATTACAGCCGCAGTACCGAGAGCCGCCGCACCAGCCACCATGAGACCAGCACCGAGCGGTACATTGACACCCGAAAATACAAGGAAAGCACCGATAGCCAACAGGAAGCCGCCCAGTACCCCGGTAACGAGGGTAAGTACCTTCGCCAACCGTTCCGACATTCCGTTCCAGTTTGCCATTACCGAAGCCGCCAAACCGACAGCACCAACAGCCATAAGACCGAGACCGAGAGGAATGTTCGCACCAGTGACAACAAGGATAGTACCGATTGCCAGTAAGAATCCGCTGATAACAGCAGTGATTTCCCACATAGCGTCCTTAATCATCTGAACGATTTCGTCAACCTTAGAAGTGATTACGTCACCGAGGAAATCGTAGGTAGGAAGGTCAATGCCTAAATCCCCACCACCGATACCAGCACCCGAGCCGCTACCGCTTCCACTGGAACTATCGTCTTTAGACAGGACGTTCAGCTCGTCAATACCGAGCAGAGCATTTTTCAGCTTCTTAGCCGCTTTCCCGGCTTTACCCAGTCCATCGGAAGCGTCCCCGGCATTGTCAGCCAAATCGCCAACCGCAGAAGCACCAGCAGAAATGCCGGAATAATCTACCTCCGGGAGTTTGAATCCGAACAGACTTGCGATAGAGTTTGCCAGCATACGGACAATCTTCGCCAAAGCGATTGCATACGGTAATACTGCGTTCAGAGCCGGGATAAAGATATTACCCAAAGCTCTTGCACACTGCGTAACCTGTGCCTGTAAAACACGAAGCTGGTTCGCCGGAGCGTTCAGAGTACGAGCCATATCACCTTGAGCGGTAGTTACCTGTGTCATAATTGCGTAGTAACGCAACTGCGACTTTTCAGCCTGTGTCATAGCAGAGACCTTTTTCTCGATACCGAGAGCAAGAGCTTCCTCTTGCAGTCTTGCAACAGACAGGTCGTAACCCAGTCTACGAAGCGGCTCAAGTTCACCCGAGATACCCGACTGTAACTTCTGCATTGCGTCCTCAAACGAAATGTTGAAGAACGAAGAAATGTCGTAGCCGAGCTGTGTGAGGTTCTTGGACATGAGGTACGCTTTATCGCTCGCCACGCCGAAACCGCTAATGATGGTGTTGAACACACCTTGATTTCGCATGAACTCGCCCGGGTCGATACCGAGAGCTTCGCTGACTGCTTCTGCGTAGTTCTGTGCTTCCTCTGCGTATTTACCCATAGAAGCGGTAAACAGGTTCAAATCCTCAATGTACTGGTTGGACTGTGTTATCCACGAAGCGATTACTCTCGCACCAGTACGCACAACACCCATAGCCATTTTGATTTTGGCATACAGATTCATGTAACTATTTGCCGCCTTATTGTTCTCTTGCGAGATTCTGTTCGTGACGGTAATAGCTCTCTGAATGTTCGTAGGAAGACGATTGAACGCCGCAGTTACAGCATTGAGCTGATTTGTCAGCGGAGCAAGAGCCGTAGACAACTGCTGAATCTGACTGGTGAACTTAGTCATATCCATGTTGTCGAGGGTGTCTGCCAGCTTCGGTAACTTATTGAGCGCATTGATAGTGGACTTTAGCCCGGAAGCGTTCAGATTGTTCAACGGTTGAAGTGCTGTACCCAGCTTCTCCATAGCACTGAAATCTACACCAGTGAGGGAAGCGGCGGCACTGCCGATATTTTGAAGCTGATTTCCGATGGAAGACGAAATCTTGAGACTGCCGAGACCTTTCAGTTTTTCCAAACTGGAAGCGAGCTTGTCAATCTTGTCTGCCCCGGAACTATCCATGCTTTTAAGGGCGGTATCGAGATTGCGTACTTGATTTGCAACGCTTGTTA